GTAAGTTGACGTAAGTCTACAAAATTCGTTGTGTTTTGTGGGATGACGCGTTGTAAGTGCTTGATTTTTAATAATAAATATTTATTATATATTATATAATATACAGAATAGATAGGAATGTTCCAATGTTCCATGATTTTTAGGGGGGAGGGGGGGTTTTTGTGCTGTTTTTGAAGAATTTTCTGTGCAGCGGCGGCGCTTCTTTGACGAACGCGAAAAAAACAAAAAATATGGACACCCCCTAAAAAACGTGGAACAAATGGAACAAACGGAACATTCCTTTATAATCAAAGACTTACCCTGTACTTCTCTGTTCCTACATGAGAAGGGCTTGGAACAAAAATAGAGATAGAAAATTTGGTTTCTAAAATGACGGCAAAGATAGAAAATTTGGTTTCTAAAATGAATTCCATCACCACGTGGATGACTAAATAGCGAGCCAGCCCCCGCTTGACCATGCGCCCTATGCACGCGCGACCACAAAGAACTGGCATCAGCCACGCCGGGCCAAAAAAAAGGGACGCTGACCTTGCGGCCAGCGTCCCCCTAATCGGTAATTAGTTAATTACCTATTGGACCAAGCATTCAAGAATGCTTCGATTGCAATTCCTAATGCTCTACTATCAGCAGTCGGATCATTGCGACTACTTGCCGTCTTGCATTTAGATTTTAGATCATCTAATGCTTCTGACACTCTTATATCAAATGCCTTGGTAGCACCACGTTCCCGTGCTTCACCTTTTTCTTCTTTTTGCAATTGCTTTGCTTCCGTAACAAGTTTTTTGAGCTTGTTACTTGCATATGAACTAAAACGATCACGCCACTCTTTAACTACTCTATGCTTTGCGGGTTCGGTATCTTTAAGACTACCGAATGCTTGCTGAGAAAACGACATTGCAAAGTCTACCCCAATAAAAGCTCTTTCGAGTTTATCGCAGAGTTTCTTTTGTTTAGCGTCCAAACCGTCGAAAACAACATAGTTGCCATCGACCACGACATATTCAACCTTTGGATTATTCTCATTGAATCGCAATTGATAACCACTAAACAATGTAGCTTTATCCGTTTTTGAGATTTCTTCGGGAAACCCGACAATCGTATTTAAAGCATACTTTGCCATTGTCCGAAGAGTGTCTCCGGTAACGGCTTGTTTGTATGCCATATCAGCGATTGAAGTGTAATCGTTGAAATCGATGGAAAGGTTGGTTTGTGACATTTTAATCCCCTTTAAAATTGGGTTGAAATAAAATATCGCAAATCGCATGTCGTACGACTTGCGATGGATTGACAATACCACATTGGGATTTAATGTAAAGTTCTACGGGGGGATGGATTGTTATATAGTGCGCTTGCCCGCGCCCGCCCTTCACGCACGCGACGACAAATAACTGGCATCAATTCGTGGGCCAAAAAAAAGCCCCAAGGCCGAAGCCTCGGGGCCGCTGATCAGATGGGCTGATCAGTCACATTCAAGTCCGTAGATCGGTTCTTCTTTAACACCGATTTGAACCCTGCGACAAACTGTACTGTCGCTTTTTACGTAAGCACTAACCTGCAACCAAACCTTGCCGGGTGTACCGTCAGATTTAAGGTAGTCAAGAAAAAATTTATAATCTCGATTCCTTACGCTTGGGAACTCCGCAGTACCACGGTCAAAAATACCGGGAAGATCCATAATCTTCGAGAGACCGTTGACAAGACGATCATTCTTAAAGCTGTCCAATTCCCGCAAACTGAATATAACTTGATCAGTGCTGATCAGTACATAATCGTTGTCTTCGTCAAGTTCAATACAACCCACAATAGCCAAGTACATAGGCTTGTGCTCAGTCATGTGCTGAATTTCCTGAGCGGCTTGCCGTTTTGCGTCACGTTTACGGGCAATTGCGGACTTGATAACATCGATAGGCTTTCGGGCCATTTCATTCTCCTAAGTCTGCGACAGGGAATCCATCGCATTGAGTTCACCTTACCCAGAACCGGGTCTAATGTAAAGTTTGGTGGGGGGACGCTCACCCGCTCGCCCTTCACGCGCCCGACGACAAATAACTGGCATCAAAACGCAGGGCCAAAAAAAGGGGGCGGGGCCGAAGCCCCAACCCCTCGCGTTAGTTAATGTCGCGCCAAACCGGCTCTGCTTTGGGCTTGAACACCAGCCGTTGCCTGATGTTCTTGATTTCTTCCAGCACTTTAGGTTTGCGGCTTGGTGCGACGGATGTGGCGTAATTCAAGGCGTTTTCCAACGTCGCAAACCCTTTTTGTGATATGTGCAGACGGTTATCGTCGTCGTTATATGCTACGTAATACATGATCCTCTCCTAGTTGTGGGGGCCGAAGCCCCCGGTTAATTACTGGAACAGTTCGCGCTGTGGACTCCAGTATGTGTTGATCATCGCCTCGGCTGGATACCCTTGGATACCCTGCATCATCAGACCCATTCGGATCATGTTCCGCGAAGTTTGACCCTTGTCTTGGATCAGGATCATGCTGATCTTTTTGTACAGATCAGCGCCCAACCACTCTTTGCAATCATCCAACGCACGCTGGATGGTCTCGGGTGACTGAAGGTCGTCGTATTCGATTTCGTAGCTCATAGCTATCTCCTAAGTCTGCAACGGGGAATCCATCGCATTGAGTTCACCTTACCCAATCATGTCTGTAATGTAAAGTTTGGAGGGGGGAAGCTCGCTCTATGCCCACACGCGCCACATGCGCCCGACGACAAAGAACTGGCATCAGTTCGTAGGCGCAAAAAAAGGGGCGGGGCCGAAGCCCCAACCCCAGTCATCAGCGACGGTGGATGATGAATCCGAGCATCTCCGCCTTCTCTTCCCGCGCCACCCGTTTAGCGAGTCGCACCACTTTCTTCGCGTTGCGCCGTGTCCAGTAAGGCCCCGGCTCATCCTCACCGACTTCGTTCAACCACTCAGGTGTCATACCTTCGAGTACTGTGATTGCCTCGATGAAATCTTCCTGAGTCCAACCCGTCGTATCGACATCGCGGGGGCGGTGACCCATGACATACTTATGCAGATCCCACCAGATCGCGCCCAGACGTTGCAGTTCAACCATGACTATCTCCTAAGTTGGGGGGCCGAGGCCCCCCGTTGAATTACCAGTTGTTGAAGATTTCAATCAACTGGACACACGACACTCCGTAGCACACTGCCGCTACGGTCCACCACACTGCGTCCGTTATCACCGGCGCATGCTTGCGAGTGATGTAGAACGATGCCCCGACCTGCCCGATGCGGAAGAAGTGAATCCCTCCGACTTTGCGATATGAAACCATGACGGTCTCTCCTCTGTATGCCTACGCCGTCAGACCCGGCCCATCCGAATCCGTCCGTCGTCTGCATGATTTGACCCTACCCAAATCCGTTCCAAATGTCAATTTTCGAGGGGGGAAGCACCGGAACACGGCCCCCCACGCCCCCCACCCCCCGGATTGCCGTGATGGGACCCGCTCCCCCTATACCCTTGAACATGCACAAATAACCACCAAATTTCCCAAATCTCACATAGTTTGAAATGGTCCGAGGCCAAACTTCACACCGCCAAGCACCCAATTTTTATATTTTTAAAAAATTCCCCAAATAATATGTAAAGTTACACCCTCCAAATTTCCTTTTTTCCAGCCTACCCCCACCCCTTGTTCTATAGAAACACCCCCCTTATGGGACCCTAAACCTCCTTCCGCTCTTGCATAAATATATTTTTGTGATACATTTGCGTATATGACTACGATTGTTCCTCCCATCGAAGAGAACATTCCTCTTCCAGATAATGCGCGAGAGGCTTTTCCTGAGTTGACCGCCACTCAGGAACTGAACATGCGTGCGAATGTCGTGAAGCTAATGGCCGATTTGACGGGTCAGGTGCTCACGCCCACGCAGGAGAATGTGGATCAGGCCAACGATTTGGCCCGAATGATGATGACCGACCCCAAACACCGTCCAGAATTTGGCCGATATCCGAATGAGACCCTTGCTTATCTTGCAGGGATGGTCGCTCAGATGAACGTATCTATCGTTGACGAGCTTTCGGACTTGAAGATGTACGTGGTCAACAAGCTAGTGATGGAGGTCGAGAACGCCAAAGACTCTAAAAATCGTATTTCTGCCCTATCTAAGCTAGGGGAAGTCGATGGCGTTGACGCGTTTAAGAAACGCAGCGAGATGACAGTCAAAGTGCAGACTATGGAAGAGGTTGAGAAAGAACTTTTGCTCACTTTGGATAGTCTGGAGTCCAAAGTAATTGATGTAGAAGCAAGAGAAATTGTAAGCAAAGATGCAATTAACTCCTGAAAAGCTTTTCAAGCTGCGGCAAGCGCTCCCGACGATGCCGGAGAAGCAGAAAAGGCGCACTTTAGAGTTAATCAAGACCTATGAAGCAGGTCTAACGCAGGATCTTGCGAAGAATTCGTTCCTAGATTTCGTAAAACATGTCTATCCGGGCTACAAAGTAGGCCCACACCACCTGAAATTGGCTCAAATTTTTGAAGATATAGCCAAAGGGTTAAAAAAACGCGTGATTGTTAACATCGCGCCGCGACATGGTAAGTCGGAACTCATATCCTATCTTGCACCGGCGTGGTTTCTGGGGAAACACCCAGAGAAAAAGATCATCATGTCCTCACACACCGCCGATCTGGCGGTGAACTTCGGTCGAAGGGTGCGTAACTTAGTGGGATCTGAGAGTTATCGGGATATTTTTCCCCAGATAGAACTACAGGCTGACTCTAAATCGGCCTCAAGATGGGGTACAAACTTCAATGGTGAGTATTTTGCTATTGGTGTTGGAGGTGCTCTCGCTGGTAGGGGCGCTGATTTGTTCATTATTGACGATCCACATTCTGAACAAGAGGCCAAAACCGGACGACCCGACGTTTTTCTACCTGCTTGGGAGTGGTTCCAGTCTGGGCCTCTTCAGCGGCTTATGCCGGGTGGCGCAATCATTGTTGTGATGACTAGATGGTCCAAATTGGATCTGACTGGTCAGATTGTGTCGCAGATGAACCGTGAAGACGGTGTAGATAAGTGGGAAGTGGTCGAGTTCCCGGCGATTAAAGACAACGATGAAGCGTTATGGCCTGAGTTTTGGCCGGTTGAAGAACTTTTAGCCAAAAAAGCTGCTCTTGATGTACGGTATTGGAACGCCCAGTACATGCAGAACCCCACTTCTGAAGAGGGGGCGTTAATTAAGAGGGAGTGGTGGAAAATCTGGGATAGAGAAGATGCGCCGCAGTGTGATTTCGTGATTATGAGTCTGGACGCCGCGCAGGAGACCAATAATAGGTCTGACTATAACGCGCTCACGACTTGGGGGGTCTTCTATAATGAGGAGACTAATAATCACGCCATTATTTTGCTCAATTCCATCAAGAAACGGATGGAGTATCCCGATCTGAAGAAGATGGTGCTCGAAGAGTACAAAGAATGGGAGCCGGATGCGTTCATGGTGGAGAAAAAGTCAAATGGCTCCCCTCTATATCAGGAATTCAGGCGGATGGGATTGCCGTGTCAGGAGTTTACTCCGGGCAAAGGGCAGGATAAGATAGCAAGGGTAAATGCCGTAAGCGACCTGTTTGCATCAGGGATTGTTTACGCCCCTGATCGCAGGTGGGCTAAAGAAGTTATTGAAGAGTGCAATGATTTCCCTAGTGGTGCTAATGATGACTTGGTGGACTCCACTACCCTTGCGCTGTTAAGATTCCGGCAGGGTGGTTTTTTGCGTTTGCCGTCAGACGAGCCAGACGAAGTATTTAACTTCTTCAAAACACGCAAACGCGCCGCGTATTATTAAGGACACAGAATGAGTATCGATAAGGCGTTGTATCAAGCTCCCCAAGGACTAGATCAATTAATGGGTGAGGAAGAGCCTATTGAGATTCAGATTGAAGATCCAGAAAGCGTAAGTATCCAAGTAGGTGGTACCCAAATCCTCATAGAACCAGAAGAAGATGAGGATGAATTCAGCAAAAATCTGGCTGAAGACATGGACGAAGGCGAGTTGCAGTTACTTGCCGGGGAACTGATTGGCGATTTCGACACAGACATTTCAAGCCGTAAAGATTGGATTCAGACGTATGTAGATGGTCTGGAACTATTGGGTTTGAAGATCGAAGAGCGCATGGAGCCTTGGCCCGGAGCATGTGGTGTGTATCACCCGTTGCTTGCAGAATCCGTTGTTAAGTTCCAAGCAGAAACCATGATGGAGACCTTCCCCGCTGCGGGTCCGGTCAAGACTCAGATCATTGGTAAAGAGACTCCAGAGAAAAAGAAAGCCGCAGAGCGCGTTCGTGATGACATGAACTATCAGCTCACAGATGTAATGAAGGAATATCGCCCAGAACATGAACGGATGTTATGGGGCTTAGGTCTAGCTGGTAATGCTTTCAAGAAAGTATATTTTGACCCATCTTTGAGTCGACAAGTGTCGATGTACGTACCTGCCGAAGATGTAGTAGTGCCGTACGGCGCGTCGAGTTTAGAGTCTGCGGAGCGTGTCACCCACGTGATGCGTAAGACTCAGAATGATGTGCGCAGGCTTCAGCACGAAGGGTTTTATCGAGACGTTGACTTGGGTGAACCTGTCCGTACGATGGACGAGGTAGAGAAGAAGATTGCTGAAAAGTTAGGGTTCCGCGCCACAGAAGATAATCGGTTCAAGCTCTTGGAGATGCAGGTTGAGCTTGACCTGCCGGGGTATGAACACAGGGATGAGGACGATAAAGAGACTGGGATTGCTCTGCCGTATATCGTCACGATGGAGAAGAATACAAGCACTATCCTAGCGATCCGCAGGAATTGGAATCCTGATGACGAAACGAATCAAAAACGCGCTCATTTCGTTCATTATCCGTATATTCCGGGTTTTGGGTTCTATGCCTTTGGACTTATACATCTTATTGGCGCTTATGCTAAGTCTGGCACTAGTATTATTCGCCAGCTTGTGGACGCTGGGACACTTGCTAACCTTCCCGGTGGATTTAAAACCCGTGGGTTACGTACTAAAGGGGATGACACCCCCATTTCACCCGGAGAGTTCCGCGACGTAGATGTACCTAGTGGTACGATCAAAGATAATCTGATGACGCTCCCGTACAAGGAGCCGAGTCAGACTTTGATGGCGTTGCTGCAACAGATTATTGAAGAAGGCCGCAGATTTGCTGGCTCCGCGCAGCTTGAGATTTCGGACATGTCCGCTCAAGCTCCAGTTGGGACAACGCTTGCCATCCTAGAACGTACTCTGAAGATGATGAGTGCAGTTCAGGCGCGTATCCACTACGCGATGAAGCAGGAGTTTAAACTTCTCAAAGACATAATCCGCGACTATACGCCAGAGGAGTATAGCTACGAGCCAGCGGAAGGCGACCGCAAAGCAAAGCAGTCTGACTACGACATGGTGGAGGTTATCCCCGTATCTGATCCGAATGCGGCTACGATGGCTCAGAAGGTTGTTCAGTATCAGGCTGCTCTACAGCTTGCTCAAGGAGCACCTCAACTATATGACTTACCACTATTACATCGGCAGATGTTAGAAGTTTTGGGAATAAAGAATTACCAGAAGCTGGTGCCGATTGAAGATGAGATGAAGCCCCGTGATCCGGTTACGGAGAACCAGAACATTCTTAAGAATAAACCGGTCAAGGCGTTCATATACCAAGATCATAAAGCCCACATAGCCGTTCACATGGCGGCGGTGCAAGATCCGAAAATCATGGAGATTGTTGGTAAAGATCAGCAGCTTGCACAGAAAGTATCTGCTGCAATGTCCGCACATATTGCGGAACATCTGGGTATGGAATACCGCAAAGAGCTTGAGCAGCGCATGGGTATGACGTTGCCTGCATACGAGGATGATCAAGATGAGGCAATGATGTCTCCAGAGATGGAGGTTCAGGTCTCTCAACAAGCGGCGATGGCGGCGCAGCAGATGTTGCAGCAGAACCAGCAGCAGGCTCAACAGAAGAAGAATCAGGAGATGGCGCAAGATCCGCTCATCATGCTCCAGAAACAGGAACTTGAGATCAAGGCGCAGGACTTGCAGCGTAAAGCCAAGAAAGATAGCGATGACTTGCAAACGAAAATGGCTCAGCTTCAGGTTGAAGTCCAACGGTTGACAGCCCAACATGACCTTGAGCAGCAAAAGATTGATCTGCAACAAGAAATGGAAGGGGCTAAAACCGCGCTCAAGATGTATAGCGAACAGATTCAACGCGAGGCTCAGCAAGAGCAGATGGGTCATTCAGCAGGTTTTGATTTGGTTAAACACCGTGAGCAGTTACAGCAGCAGCGAGAGATTGACCAAGAGAGGCGTGCTGATAAACAAAAACAAACTGAACAAAAACCTAAACCAGAGAAAGCCAAATGAGTTACGAGCTTCACAAAGCCATGATAATTTTGGCTAAACGAATTGACGATAAAGTCAAACATCTCGAAGAGTCACTAGGCGCAAGAGCAGCTAGGGATTACAACGAGTACACAGGGATATGTGGGGAAATTACAGGTCTCCTCACTGCTAAATCCTTCATGCAAGACCTGACGCACGAAATGGAAGAACTTGATGAGTGATGATAAGGCAACACAATTGCCCAAACCTAGTGGCTACAAGATCCTTTGTGCCATTCCTGAAGTAGAAAAGCAGTTTGATAGCGGCATCATCAAAGCTGACGAAACTGTCAGATACGATGAATTACTTACGACAGTTTTGTTTGTCGTTGATCTTGGCCCGGACTGCTACATGGACAAGGCGAAGTTCCCAACCGGGCCTTGGTGTAAAAAGGGTGATTTTGTGTTGACCAGACCCAACGCAGGCTCGCGCTTACTAATTCATGACCGTGAATTCCGCATCATTAACGACGATTCAGTCGAAGGTGTTGTAGAAGATCCTCGCGGCATCAAACGTAAATAAGGAATAGCCATGTCTAAATTTGGCGAAGACTACAAGTTCCCTGACGAGGCCGAAGATAAGGTCGAAATCTCCATAGAAGGGGATGAAGAGATCACGGTAGACATCGTTGATGATGCTCCTCCAGAAGATCGCAACGTCAACCCTTTGCCGCAAGACATTAGGGACGACCTTGAAAAAGCTGATGAATCAGCGGATTATTCCAAGAACGTAAAGCAGAAGTTTACGCAGTACAAGAAAGCTTGGCATGACGAGCGTCGAGCCAAAGAAGCTGCACTACGTGAACAGCAGGAAGCCCTTGCTGCTGCCCAGCGAATTCTTGATGAAAACAACAGACTGAAGAATATTCTCCATAACGGCGAGAAGGAGTTGATATCCACATATCAGACTACCGCCGAAATGGAGTTGGACAAAGCAGAAAAGAATTACAAGGAGGCATATGACTCCGGTGATTCTGACAAGCTGCTTGATGCCCAAAAAGAAATGGTTCGCGCTCAGCTTAAACTGGACAAAGCGAAAAACTTTCAACCTACTGTACAACCGCAACAAAACGATGTACAGTATCAGCAACCTGCTCAACCGCAATTAGATCCAAAGGTTGCAAATTGGGTTTCAAACAACCAATGGTTTGTTGATCCTAACAAACGGGCTATGCGCCGGTTTGCAGAAGGGATTCATGAAGATCTTGAATCGCGGTTTGGTAGAGGGTATATTGGCACAGATGAATACTATGCTAATATCGACAAAGAAGTAAAAGCTCGATTCCCAGAAGAGTTTGGCTCCACTTCAAAAAACGAGGCAAGTCCTCGTACAAGGCCAAGCACGGTGGTAGCGCCAGTGAAACGCAGTACTGCTCCCAAACAAGTAGTTCTGACTAGAACCGCCGCAAATATCGCCAAAAAACTTGGCATTACTCCTCAGCAATACGCTAAGGAATTTCTGAAATTGGAGGCCAACAATGGCTGAAAGCAGACTTGAACGCGAAATGACCGTTAGGACCGAGCAGGAGCGCCCCAAAAGCTGGCGACCCGCAGAGACTTTACCGGAGCCGGATAAACAACCGGGATACGCGTACAGATGGGTTCGTACCGCTACTTTGAATGAGCTTGACCAACGTAATATCTCGGGCAAACTCCGGGAAGGTTGGGAGCCTGTGGCAATTGAAGAACAGCCTAAATTTCGGTTTATGACTGATCCAAATAGCCGCTTCAAAGACAGTATTGAGATTGGTGGACTTTTGCTTTGCAAAACCCCCGTGGAATTTGTCCAACAGCGTTCGGAATATTTTGCGGACATGACCCGCAAGCAGACCGAGGCAGTGGATAACAATCTAATGCGTCAAAGCGATCCGCGTATGCCTATTTTCCAAGAACGGCGTTCGTCGGTGAGCTTCGGTAAAGGTACTTAAATTTTAATGGAGCTTTAAATGGCTTATCCGGTTGTCAATGGCCCATACGGGCTAGTGCCGATCAACCTAATGGGCGGTATTCCGTTCGCTGGGTCGACTCGGATGATTCCGATTGCGCAAAACTACGCGACAAACCTGTTTAACGGCGACGTTATTGGTCTGTCTGGTGGTAACGCAGTCATCACCCCCTACAATGCCAACAGCACTTCCGCAGCGGCGGCAGGGCAGATCGTTGGTGTGTTCTTGGGTACTCAGTTCCCCGGAACCAACCCCATCTTTGGTAACCTGCAAGGTCAATACTACGCAGCTAGTACCAACAGGCCGGGGATGATCGCTTACGTGATGGACAACCCTACCGCGCTGTTCAAAGCGTGTGTTCTGGCTCAGGCTCAAGGCTCGGCTAACACGCAAGCTAACACCAGCACGACGGTTGGCTACATGTCGCCTCGTTTCGTTGGAACGGATGCCTTCCTCGTTGCCGGTAACACCGGTAGCACGACGACTGGTAACTCGGCAATGGGTGTGTCCGGTGCTAACCCCACCGTGTCTAGCTCGGTAGCCGGAAACATTGTTCAAACAACGGCTTCTGGCTCTGGCACTTCGCCTTGTTTGCGTGTTGTTCAGTTGGTCCAAGAGTCGGCAGTTGTAGTTGGCACCACACTGACCAGTAGCCCATCGAACGCGACCACGTTCACCGTTGCTTCTACCGCCGGTATTCAGCCCGGTATGGCAGTGACGATTGGCGGCACCGTGTTCTCGGGCGCAAGCACCGCACCGTTCCCAACGCTTTCAACTTTGGTTGTTACCGGCGTTGTCACCAGCACTTCTACCATTACCGTTAGCTCGGCAGTGACCGCCACCTCTGGCGCATCTGTTTCGTTTATCGGTTATCCCGAAGTGATCGTTGGCTGGAACTTCGGCTTCCATAGCTATCTGATCGCCGCTGGCGTCTAAGGAGTAACTTAAAATGGCTATTTCACGCGCCCAACTACTTAAAGAACTGCTTCCGGGTCTCAACGCCCTGTTCGGTCTTGAGTATGCTCGCTATGGCGAGGAGCACAAGGAAATCTACGAAATTGAGAGTTCCGAGCGCTCGTTTGAAGAAGAGACCAAGTTGTCTGGTTTTTCTGCTGCACCAGTCAAGAACGAAGGCCAAGCCATCGCTTACGACAATGCACAGGAAGCATGGACTGCTCGCTACAACCACGAAACCATCGCTTTGGGTTTCTCGCTAACCGAAGAGGCTATCGAGGACAACCTGTATGACAGTCTTTCGGCTCGTTATACCAAAGCTCTGGCTCGTGCTATGGCGTACACCAAACAGGTAAAAGCTGCTTCCGTTCTAAACAACGGTTTCAATTCTGCCTACACTGGTGGTGATGGTGTCGCTCTGTTTAGTACTGCACATCCGCTTGTTAGCGGTGGAACGAACAGCAACACGCCTGCCACTCAGGCTGACCTGAATGAGACTTCGTTGGAAAACGCAGTTATTCAGATCGCTGCGTGGACGGACGAACGTGGTCTGCTGATCGCTGCTAAGCCTAAAAAACTTATCATCCCACCAGCACTTCAGTTCGTTGCTACCCGTCTGTTGGAAACCAGCCTGCGCGTTGGGACCACCGACAACGATATCAACGCTCTGAAGAACAACGGTTCGATCCCAGAAGGCTACACTCAGAACCACTTCCTGACCGATACGAACGCATGGTTCCTCACGACCGATGTTCCTAACGGCATGAAGATGTTTGAGCGTATTCCTCTGTCGAACTCGATGGATGGAGACTTCGACACGGGCAACGTCCGTTACAAGTCCCGCGAGCGTTATTCGTTCGGTTGGTCTGATCCGCTTGGAATGTTCGGTTCTTCCGGTTCAAGCTGATAGTAGGAAAAGGGAGCTTACCCTTTTCTTTTGCTTGCATACTATTTAAAACAGTGCTATAAAGTCACATACCTAGACCACTCGACTTGCTAACCGACTAGGCGGACTTCCCTCAAGAGATAGCAAGTTTTGATTTGAGGAAATATTCTGGGTTTCGCTTCCCACCTTGGCCCTTGGCTGCTTGGCACAAATAAGTACACCACCGGCACAACCGCTGGCACGATCCAGAACA